ATTGAGATTTACAATCTGTTCTTTAATTAAACTAAAATTTCTTTGACCTGTTGGATACCACCGTTCCGGTTCGAGTGCAAAACTATACGAATAATATCTTCTAAATAATTGTGTTCTTGAATGGTGTATACCACTCTGTATTGCGCGTAAGTTTATAGCGTTTCCAGTAATTTTATTTAAAATTGTAGAATCGTCGAGTTTAAGTTCAAGATTATTTAGATTTTCATAATTTGTATATATGTTATTAACAACCTGGTTTGGTGAATCATAATTAAAAGAACTTACGAAAAACCCATTAACAACTTTTCTTATACGCTGAATAACGAAAAAGAGTTCTTTTATTGGGTTTTTAAATTCGAGTTTATGTTTAAAAACTGATGTTGTGTTTACAGGTATAATTGTATTACTTTCCTGTATTTGTGTGATGATATAATCTATTTTTTTACTTGATAACATCTGTTTTTCTTCTTCATCTAAAGAAATCATTTCAGTTGTTAATTTTAAACTCTTTATAAGACCAGTTGGTGATAATCCAGTATAATACGATTCCTCATCTGATGTATGTTTACCGTATATACAATCTTTTACATCCCTTAATTTAATAACAATTTCAATTTCCTGTCCTGTTATAGCACAAAGTGGTACAGCGAGTTCGGTATTATTATAAAAGTAAAATGGGATATCAACAAAATACTTTCGACTAGATGTAGCAAAGCCAAGATACCCTAATATATCATTGTTTGAGACAGGTGTACCAGATAATTCTAAAGGTGGTTTACCAATAAGTTTATCTAAATTATGTTGTTTTGTTTGCGTGACGTAATTATCAGAATATATAGCCAAGAAATCACTTGGTATACGTTGAATAACCTGACCACCTATGAGAATTTCTGCATACTCAATCATTGCATGACCTATAGACTCGACGTACCCAAATCCATCATACCCCGATGTTAAGCTCTGGGATATAGAGTCCAATTCAACTTTCATGCTCACAGTCTTAAGAAGATCGCCTTGGTTTTGGGGGATGGTACATTTTATGGTGTTACCAAACTCTACATCACCTTCAACGTCTAAATCAACAAAGAATGGTGCAAAGTTTGTATGTTTTTGAAAATTCTTTATGAAATATGTATATTCGGGGTCGTCTGTAAAAAAAGCGTCCTGTGGACCAGATGTTTGTAATTGAACACGACCAGCCATTACTAATATAACTGACTAAAATTTTAAACCCCCAAGTCCGCTATGTATTCGTAAGACGTTATAGTTTACAGCATATACGTAAACTTTGTGTCCGAAACTCGCGTCTGGTGAATCAAGTTCAATTTCTATCAAATTATGGGCTATTCTACTCATATTAACTTGACCGGTCGGATAATATGTTTCTGGTTTCATTGAGAAACTATAGACACCAAAATTATTACCCGTTGTCCCCGTGTAATACTTTAATGGTTGTTCATAACTTAACATTAAATTATCGGCATCTATAATTGTGTTATTATTAAACTTCATGGTAACTTGTTTTAATGGTTCGTATTTATACACGTCATCACTAACAGCCACAAAAAACATTTCTTTGACTGGGTTTTTAAAGTTAAGCATACCAGATTTTTTTGATATACCAGCGTTAAACTTGAATTGAGACAGTTGTACTTGAGTTATAACGTATTCTATAGGACGTGTAAGTAGAAAACTCTTTTCATCATCGGTAATAAAGAAGAAATCTGTCACGAGAGAAACCACTTTGATAGATGAAGAGATAACTGAAGGTGGGTCTGATAGTGCACCACCTGTTCTTGTATACGTTACGGTTACATCCTTGAGTTTTTTAAATTTTATATGTACTTCTACTTGTTGTTTTGTTAGAGCACACACGGGTATAGCTAAACTTGGGTTCCTGAAGAAATAAAAGGGTAAAAATACATTATAATCCCAATCGTATGTCACGTCTATATAATTACCGTGTCCCGTTAAGAAATAGAGGGTTTGATCAATATCATCTTTATTACTATGTATTTGGTCATACATGTAAATATAATCACCCGTTATTCTCTCTATGGTTTGACCACCAATAACGAGATCAGCGTATTCTATTAATTGTGCACCTATAGATTCCCGGTATCGAAGCGTTTTCACGTTTATTTGACCACCCATATTTGAGTGTGCAGAACAGTAATAGTATAACGTGGAAGGTGCGTTTCTTGGTACAACGAATGTAACAGTACCAACTTGTGCACCACCACCAGTCACGCCAGTTTCATACGCAGAACCACCATTACGGGTTCCATTAATCGTTTCAGATAGGTAAAACGGATGACTAGATGCGTTCACATTAAAAGTATACGTGGCACCTTCATACAGTGTAAGTGTGTCTTGGGAAACACCATCTATAAAGTATTTACCATCAGCAGCAGTCACTGCAAATGATTTATCCGGTGTAGTTGGTTTAGGTAAAGTAAATTTAAGCATTGTACTTCGAATAAGATCCCCTTTGTTTTTGGGTATACGGGATTCCACTACCGCGTCGTAATCAATATCACCATCAAACGGTGTTTCTATAGCTTCAGTTGAAAATTTAGTATGCCTCTTAAAATTCATCAGGAAATATGAAAATTCTGGTTCTCCGGTAAGCCATTGGTCCTGGATACCCGTGATAGCAAGGTTTAATCGACCAGCCATTATTACTTTATGCGAGTAAAATTTTATGAAATAAAACGACACGATAATGTAGATGAATCTTCAATTGAGAAAATTTAAACCCGAAAAAATGGCAGACGATAAAGTTTGTGTTTTTATTGGTAAACGTAATACAGGTAAATCAACACTCGTTACTGATATTCTGTACCATAAAAAACATTTACCAGCGGGTATAGTTTTATCAGCAACAGAAGAAGGTAATCATTATTATCAACAGTATATACCAGACCTTTTCATATACGGTGATTATGATAAAGAGGCTATTGAACGTGTAATGGATAGACAAAAAAGATTAGTTGGTGCAGGTAAACAAAATTGTGGAGCCTTTCTTCTTTTAGATGACTGTATGTATGATTCTAAATTTATGAAAGATACGTGTATTCGACAATGCTTTATGAATGGACGACATTGGAAGATATTTTTCATGTTAACCATGCAATATTGTATGGATTTACCACCAGCACTCAGGGCAAACATTGATTACATTTTCATTTTACGTGAAAATATAATTCAGAATAGAGAAAAATTATTTAAAAACTTTTTTGGTATTTTTCCGTCCTTTGAGATGTTTAATAAAGTTATGGATTCGTGTACAGAAAATTACGAATGTTTGGTATTGGATAATACGTCTAAAAGTAATAAAATAGAAGATTGTGTCTTTTGGTATAAAGCAACCCTTCGTAAAAATTTCAGAGTCGGTGCACCAGAGTACTGGCAAACACATAAAAAGATGTTTAATCCGAAACATGGTAACATGAAAGTAGGAGACCCAAATTCAGTTAAAAAGAACACACCCTTTAAAGTTACGAAAAGGAAATGATAAGATCAATTGCTAAACGAATGTATACAACTTTAAATTTACATACCAATAAAAATATGACTGTGGTGTATCCAGCTTATAATGAAATAAGTATTGATACACCAGATGGTAGTGATGATGGGTATCGTATTATGATCGACATATGTCATACTACAAAAACTGTTTATATAGATAACGATATGTGTGATTACGATAAATTAAATGATTTACCCAGGATCATAAAAACATTCGGGTGTTTATATCCAAACTACACTCTTCAGGGTAATGATGCGTAATCATTTAAAACCAAAAAACTATGTACATATAAATGGCGACAGACGTTAGAACGATGAATCTTTCAGATAATGGTGATGGTATGGTTTCCCTAAATAACAATCAAGGGACATCTTTCGTGCCGAATATTACCACCGAAAAAAATGTCAGTGAAAATAAACAGACAATGGACTCTACTTCAATTTCCGATATTATGGGTCAAGCAGAGGAACCACTCGAACCACCAATGATGGGTGCCGATCCAAGAATGGCACAAATGCAAATGCAAGCTCCAATGATGATGGCACAACAACCAGTAGCACAAAATACGACTGAAAAAAAATCCGAATCTAAAAATCCATTCAACCTTACTGATGACCAGTTTGAAGCACTCATTGTAGCTGTGTGTGCTGCGGCGGCAATTAGTAAGCCAGTTCAAGAAAAACTCGCGAACTTCGTCCCATCGTTTTTGAACGACCAGGGACACCGAAGTGCAATCGGCTTAGCGTCGACCGGTATGGTCGCGGCGGTTGCCTTTTACATTGCGAGAAGATACGCTTAAATAGCATTATAATGTTTATACATTCTCTTTCCTAAAACAAAATAGGAAATGAGAAATCCGAACAGTAAACCAACTGCGCGAAGTCCTAGAACAGTACCAGTACTCTTCGTAGTTTTACCATAATCTTTAAAATCCTTTTCAAACCTCTTGTTTATTTGAGAAACACCCGCAACCATACCCATACCTAGTAAAGTTGACATCATTAAAAATGGTGCATCTATAGCTAAACGACCAATTAAATTACCACCACGTGGTAATATAGTGATGACTAATGGTGTAACGACCATGATTATAAACATGTTTAACCATTTATCGTTTAAAAGTAGGGGCGCACTCGAAGATGCGAGTAAAGTATTCAGTAACAAATACGCTTTCATTAAATCGCCGAACGATTGCATTTATTAATACCAAACATTATTTATCCTGGATGTGCTTACCACAAAATTCAGTTCTTTGTGGTATTTCCCTGTATATCCCTAAAGAAACGCATATTGTTCTAAGTTCATCAAAATTTTTCCAGAAGTCTTTACTATGTGAATATTCGTCTACAGTACAGTGTGCGAGTTCGTGTATTAAAACGTGGAATATTTCATTAGGTTCACCATCGATACACAAACCTATATCACTACCCTTACTAACATTGTACCCTATAGACCCATTCATACGCCTATGTGCTGTAACTGGAATTTCTTTATATAACATTTTGAATTCCTGATTATTAGTCTCCTTAAGGTGTTCCCTGAGTGTCCTGTATTTTTCACGAACATCTGTTAATTCCTGTGGTTCCCTCGTGTTTATGTATAATAACACGTTTATGATAAGTAGAAGTATGGCGAGTATCATCTTATCATAAACA